CTAATTCGGGCAATTCGTTTACAGTAACATTAAAGTCTGGATTAAAAAATGGTAGTATTTGTTCCACCACTTGCAATCCATCTTCCTGATTTTTTGCAAAAATATACAAAGACAAAGACATATTATAAGGAGTTGAGACATATGATCTACTTACAGCCGTTGTTGAATCACCAGAAACAATAGCTTTGTTCTTTTGTATAGGAGATATTTTTCTTGCAGGATCATATTCAAACTGTTGAATTTCAAATCCCATTCTAGGTAAAACCAAAGCAACTTCACCTCTAGACTCTGTGTCAGGTATTTGTGCTATTCTAGATATAAATTTTTGTTTAGTCGAATATGCTAAAGGCACACGTATTACTTGTTGTGTCACATTACTACCATCCACACGATTGATATTGATATTGTTAAATATCATACCAAAAGCTACTATGGCTCTTTTAATGTGTTCGTGATAAAATTGTCTGTTTCTAAACATACCTAACTACCTATTTCACCAAAAGGATTTATTTCAGTGAAATCTAAAATGTCACCTGCAGACTCTTGAGTAATAAAGTTTGTATTATCAGTATTAGCAGTTGATTTTTGTGTTGCGTAATCCTCATTAATTAAACTACCACCGGTTTCAAGTAAGAATAAATCTCCATTTTCAAGTTCAATTTGATGAACCAACATATCAATATTTTGCTCTTCATAAACATCATCAAGATTCTCGATGCCCGTGTCAATAACTTCAGAGCTATATTCAAACAGTTCACATTCTAACTTGAAAGTATAAATTTTTCCTAATTGATAGAATGGGTTTTGAAATTCCACATATTTAATTTCAAACAAGGCCCCTGTTTTTTCAAAGTAAAGTAAATCACCTTCGGCTGGTCTTGCGTCTAGTTGAAAAGTGCCTCCTGTGGTGAAAACCATTTCTTCCCATCTACGTTTTGCCAGAACAAATGTAGCTTTATCTCGTATTTCAATGCCAAATTTTGTAAATAAATCTCCTTCTCCTTCGAACCCATCTACGTTTTCAAGATACATTTCCAATGGATAGGCCTGAGTAAATTTACTCAGCGTATCTTCGTCAAAAATAATATCTTGATCTACAAGAGTGCGAGGTAGATAATATACGTCATGTCCGTATATTTTTAGGCTTTCAATAACTAGGTCTTCTACTAGACGTTGTTCGGCCGTAGTGCCGCTTGTGTTACCGTTTTGAAAATAAAAATTAGTGGGCATCTAACTACCCTATCATAAACGTGGGAGGCAGTTCATACTTCATTTGCATATCTTCTTCGATTTGCTGTATTTCTGTTGTTGCCTCCTCGTATATTTTATCTCCGTTTAGTGTAACACCACCTGGAAGCTGTATGCCGCCAAACTTTTTCATGTTCTCACCCCACTGTCTTTTGATAAGAGCAGTTGCGTATTTTTTCAAGAACATATCGTCATACACTTCGGAAAACTCAGACGGGTCTACAATACTGTATGCTTCAAAAACTACATAGTCTCCTGGGTCAAAAGTTTTATCCCAATCAGTATCTATGTGAACACGATTCATTTTTCTGTTGAAACGTATTTGTCTTTGATTAACCAATAGTTGTTCTAGTGTTGATAAGTGAGACTGAACAATAGAGTAATATGTCATGTCTGCACCCAATAAATTGTACAGATCATTTTGACGGAACTGATACATTACATCAAATAACTCGCTACCACTTCTGGTAGAATTAGTTGCGCCGCCAAAGTTAAACATTCTAGTGATATATAAAACGCCGTCACCCACTGTGATATATTTGTTTCCCATGTCTCCAGCAGTATAATGATTCGATGAGGCTAGTGCTGCTGTATAACCGGATTGAGAACCAGTGACGTTTTCTCCTGCCTGAAAAGTTCCTTGAACATTCTCAACTGTAAAATTGTTTGCTGTAGCAAGTGCCTTAAGTGTGGCTGTTGCACCTGAAGTAGCTCCTGTCAATTTTTCACCAACAGTATAGTTGCTAGTTAAAATAGATGCTAGTCTTAGAGTGTCACCTGTAATTTCATGGGATATAAAAATTTTCTGGCGACCATCAAAGTGATACTCGTACCAGTATTGAAGTGCATCATCAATCCGGTCAGAAATTTGATCGTCATCTACATTAATTTCAATGACAGGAAACCCCAGCCTGCGTAAACAGTAATCAATTAATTCTTGTCTTGTAGTAGGAGCTGCCATTTATTTTTCCAGACTTTTATTTTTATTTATATTACAACGTGTGTTCTGTCGTTGTATCTAACCCGATTAAACGAGCACCTGATATTTTTTCTAGTATAACTTGTATTAGAGGACTAGTGTCGATGTTCGCCAATAAAGTTTCTACATCTACAGAAGTCGCATCAACAAAATCTACAGGATTAAGCGTTCTTAAAACAGAACTAAAACTGTAATCAACTTCATCCCACGTTTCGGTATGTGTTACGTTTGCAGCAATGATTTTATCATTTTCTACATATACTTTGTCAATAGTTGTTGACATCCTTATTCCTCCCAGGATTCTTTGCTTGCTTCAGCACTAGTAGTAGCTCCCTCAAAAGGAGTTTGTATTGATGCTGTATAATTTTGTGTCAATAGTGCGCCTGCTGACAAAGAAAGTTCTATTGTTTTTTCCATGTCAGGATCAGGAAAAACTAGTGTTGCATCTACTCCGTCATATTGTATTGCTGCCATATTTTTATCCCCAAAATTCCTTTGTGCCTTCGCTGACAGTTGGTTCCCCATACAGAGGAATAGATGCTGTGTAATTTTGCGCTAATATTGCTCCACCTGATAGAGAAAGAATATCAGAATCTTCTACTCCTGCATCAGGAAAAACAGCTTTATAATTCCGCGCTAGTAATGCTCCACCTGATAGAGAAAGAATATCAGATTCTTCCACTCCTGCATCAGGAAAAGTTAATGTTGCATCTACTCCGTCATATTGTATTGCTGCCATTTTAGATTCTCTTAACTAAGATTGCTCCACCTGGGCCGGAATTCAATAACAGGTATACATATACATCACTTCCAACTGTCACCGTGTCTCCAGTTGCACCCAATCCTGTTGGTGCCCACCATATTTTACTAACGTCAGATGCGTTATATATGTCAGCAGAAAATTTAGGCCAATCAAATACTATCGGTCTTAAAGGCAACGCTTTGTTTCCAGAGGAGTCTCTAGTTGACATACCTGCATAACCCCATGCACCATCTTTATAATAATTGGTATTGCTAGAGGAGCCTGCGTGTGTTGCACCTGGCCCCCAGATTTCCCATCTAATGTTTGGCATAGCGTGTTCTTGACCTGATTGTCCAAGATAGCTACTGTTGTTTGCTGTACCATTAGCTGTGGAACCATCATCCATTAAAGTGTTACCAAAACCAGCCCAAGCACTAATATAATTGTCGTAACCCCTGTAGTTACTGCAATGACAACCCCAGCTTCTTATTGTCCCTGTCATATTAGGATTATCAGAGTACATTGAGCCAGAAAATTGAACAAGCGAGCTATCCTGAAAGACGTTTTGAGCCCAGAAGTTATCACCTCTTTTAGCATTAGTATAAGTCTGATATGATGTTGTAGCTTGGGTGGTTTTTCCCCACTGTACATACATTGTAGGTGGTAAGGATCTATATGTTGTATTAGGTGTTTCTGCACATTCAAGTTGTGCATTACATATAGGAATAGAAGTTAATAAAGTGGTGCCAAATATTAAAATTTTTCTAGGCTCAGCAAAAACGTAAATAGTTGTCGGAGCTAGGCCGTGATACTGCGCAGTACTTGTGCTTGAGGAAGTACTTCCAGTGCTCCAAAATTCTCTTGTGCTATTTCCCGGATCTAAAACATTAGACAAAAGAACTCCTACACTTGTTCCACCATAAATACCTGAACTAGTCCAACTTCCATTGACCTGAATACCGCAATACTTTGATTTACTGCCCGTAGCAGTAGTTCCTTCAAGAATATATTTTGAGTCAGTAGCAGAAACAGTACCACTTCCCAAAGAAGTGCTACTATGTAGTGACCATCCACTGTTAGTGCCAGCTACCAATTCACTGGAAGATGTGTTTGTAAATTCTAGATTGCTAAGACTTGCAGACCCACTGCTAGAATCATCAATAAGTCTTGCAATATCACGCACAGCTTCTCCAGCCGTGGTGCCTGAATTAAAAACTAGTTTAGCGTACATTATTCTCTCCTAAGTAAATGTTAGAACTGCGTATAGATCTGATCCTGCTGTACCTGATCCAACTTGATCTATGTCTACAGTTATATAATCTCCAACAGCAAATGATACATTCGCTGATATTCCTGTGTTTGATGTTTGTCCGTCTGCTATTGACGGTGTTGCAATAGAGCTTCCGTTTTTATTTATGTCTAAATTTATTGCTGAACCACTAGGAGCAGTTTGTACAAACAAATTAATTTCTGATAAAGTAGCTGCTTTGTGTAAGTATAGACGTAAGGAGCCTGTATTTGTTGCGAGTGTTCCTGAATATCTATATGATTTTTCAAAACCAGTTGCCACATCAGTAAATGATAGAGTTCCTGATCCGTCACTCTGTAATACTTGATTGGCTGATCCGTCACTTGTAGGTAGAGTAAACGTATTGACAAAGCTAGTTAGGTTTGAATCATAAGCCTGAACAGAACTTCCTATACGTTGATCGTTATCGTTACCTTTAATAAGCAACTCAGTCGCTGAAAGAGCGGTTCCCGCAAAAACTGGAATCGTGTCTGGAGACAAGCCTAATGTACCATCTCCTTGCACAAAATAAGACTGTCCAGCGGTTAATCCAGATTGTGCATCATCTACTGAACCACCTATTTGTATTGTAGCTGTTCCACCATCTGAAACAGCAGAACTTGAAATTCCCACAAAGTTTTCTGCTGTGAGGTTTGTTGTAGCAGGGCCATTAACTGGTTGATAAACAATCGCTGTGCCGTAGCTTGAGTTTCCGTCATCTTGATGAGCAATTACGACTTTATTATTGGATGAATCAAATGTTGCTGAAATGAAATTACTAGTAGCACTTTCAAACACAGCTGGTGTACCGAAACTAATGCTTGTACCAGAAACAGTACCCACAACCGCCGTGCCGTAGCTTGAGTTTCCGTCATCTTGATAAGCAATTACGACTTTATTGTTCGATGAATCGAAGGTTGCTGAAATGTATTTAGTAGTAGCGCTTTCAAAAACAGTAGCAGACCCGAAAGATATACTTGTACCCGACACTGTACCTACAATCGCTGTGCCGTAATGTGAGTTTCCACTATCTTGATAAGC